CTGTTGTAGTGCGCCCTCGCATGAGCGCAAAGGCTAATGGCATTAACGCTGTTAGAAAGATATTCCCTAACTGCTACTTTGATACTGAGAAAACAGAAGATGGAATAGAGGCTTTAGGTGCTTTCAAGTATAAAGTTGACCCTGAAACCAATAGTTACTCTAAAGAGCCGCTACACGATGAAAACTCCGATGCTGCCGATGCGTTTGCTCAATTAGCTTTGAGCTTGCAAGAAGATGTTAAAGATGTTATTGTAGCGCCGGGCACTTACACATCAACCTCTTACTCAAGGCGCAACTAATGGAAGATGATAAAAATCTAAAGGATAGTAAAGTTATCTCGGATTTAATGCGTGATTTCAAGCTATCCGCAAAGGCTGAGGCTGATAACCGCACTCGTGCTTTGTATGTTCTAGACTTCACACGCCCAGGTGCTGACCAATGGACAGCCGACCAAGTAAAGGCTCGTGGTTCTCGTGCTACGTATTCATTTAACCAGCTTCCTAAGTTTGGGCGGCAGGTTATTAATGACCAATGGCAGAATGTACCGCAGATTAAATACATTCCGCAAAATGGTACGAATGCTGATAAAGCTGAATTACTTGAGGATAAAATTAGAGAAATACAAGCTTGCGGTTCAGCTCAAACGGCTTACAAACTCGCTATTGCAAGCCAGATTAACATAGGCTGGGGTTATTTTGCGTTTGGTACTGATTACGATAATGACGAAACGCTAGACCAGAATATTTATATCCGCCAAATTCCTAACACGTTTCAGATTTATGACGACCCGACAACTCGTGAGCAAGATAGAAGCGATAGGCGCTATTTGATTGAGATTGAGGATATACCACGTACTGAGTTCAATAAGAATAGCCAGTTAGATTATACAAACAGCGACTTGGTATCTATTGGCGATGATTACCCTGATTGGGCGAATATTGGTGAGGATTTAGTACGCATTGGGCATTATTGGCGTATTGAGTATGATAAAAGCCAATTGTGGGCGCATAAAGAAACTGGCGAAGTAGTGAAGGAAAAGCCAAAGAATATCAAGGATTACAATGTGCGTGACGTAAAGAAAGGGCGTGTAATGTATTACAAATGCACCGCTTTAGATTTGCTTGAAACTCGTGAATGGCAAGGCGAATATATTCCGTATTGCTTTGTTGAAGGCAATAAGAGTATTGTTGATGGAAAGGTTTATTATACAGGCATTTATGAGGATATGATTTCCACGCAGGTGTTGTATAACTACGCAACAAACACAGCTATTGAGCTGGCAGAGTCTGCGCCTATTGCTCCGTTTGTAGGTGATTCTCGTGCATTTAAGGGCTTTGAGAAGTTCTATGATGAAGCGAATACTAAAAACTATTCTTATCTGCCATTTAATGGTGTAGATAGTATGGGCAATCCTATTCCCGCCCCGCAAAGGTTGCAGAACGGAGCTGATTTATCCAGCGCAGTTAGCTTGATTCAAATGGCTGAACAGAATTTCTATGGTACAAGTGGAATATACCCCGCCTCTTTAGGACAGCAAAGCAATGAAAAGAGCGGCAAAGCTATTATCGCTCGCCAGAAAGAGGGTGATGTTTCAACCTCAAATTATGCTGATATGTTTGGTCGTGCGTTGCTTTATGGAGGTAAGATATTCATGGATTTATCAAAGGAAATCTTAGACGGAGCAAGAGAAATTCAAGTCATGACTGAGGATAAGAAAACCCGCAGCGTTAAGATTAACCAGAAATACACTGATGAGAAAACAGGTAAACCGATGTATTTTGACCTAACTGAGGGCAAATATGAGGTTATGGTTACGACTGGCCCATCTTATAGCACGAAGCGTGAAGAAGCTCGTGAGGCTCAAATACAGCTATTTCAAGCCGCACCTCAAGCTATGTTGCCAGCTTTGCCCATGATCATTCGCAATATGGACTGGCCGCAAGCTGATAAGACAGCCGATGCGGTTGAAAGAGGGTTGCCGCCTGAATTGCGTGACCCTGAGCGCCAAGAGGAGCAAATGAAGGGTATACCGCCCGTTGTGGCTGCTCAATTGCAGCAAGCACAGCAGATTATCGAGCAGTTGGGTGGTGAATTGCAGCAGGCGCAAGCAATGGCAAATGATAATCAGGCTGAGAATCAAGCTAAATTGGGTGAGTTGCAGGTTAAGGCAGAGCAAACGCAGAATCAAGCGGCTAAAGACCAAGCAGAAGCGCAATATAAAGCGGCTGAATTGCAATTTGAGCGTGAGAAGTTTGCTACTGAATCGGCACTAGAGCAACAGAAGCTAGAATTGGAAAAGATGAAGGTTTATACCGCCTCAGTTATGAAAGATTTTGAGAATGCTTTGGGAACTGTACAAAGTGAGTTGGCTAACGTAGCGCAAGTTAATGTAAACACATCACCTGAATCACCAGAGCAAGCTGTGGAATTAAACCAACAGGCGGAGTCTGCAGCGGCATTAGTGCAAACATTGCAGGGTATTCAAGACTCATTCAACCAATTCACGGCTTCAATAAGTGCGCCACGTCAAGTTGTGCGTGACCCCCAAACTGGATTAGCAACTGGCGTTGTAACTGTGGTGTAGTATGTTCCAAAGCTCGGCATTTCAAAGTTTTGCCTTTCAAACTGTAGTTGGAATTGTAGCCCTTACGCCAAACGGCGGCGCACCAGAGCCTTATCAATCCTCCTCGCACCAAATACAGCAATTCAATAAAGAATCAGCTAAGTATGCTGAGAAAATCCAACAGGTTAAAACCGAAGCCAGGGCAGTTGAATACAAGCTCGATGATTTAGAGTTTCGCAGGTTAAAAGATTTAGCTGACGAAGCTATGCAGTTGGAGTTGTTGCTATTATTGCAAGAGCAACAGAATTTACAATTATTGCTTGTGGATTTACAAGAGAAAGAATCAATGATGAGAATGCTCGATGATGAGTTTCTAATCTTGATAATGGCACAGCCATTTTACGCTTGACAACAATAACAAAGGAGAATATAATGACAATAGAAGCTACAGAAGTTACCACACAAATAGTGGATACCGCAGCTCCAGAAGATAGATTTGAAGTTGAAACTAATATTGTGGCAGAGCCTGAAAAGGAAACTGCTGCAGAGGAAGTTCAAGCCGAGCCGACACCCATTGAGGAATCGCAGGAAAAGAAATCTATTAACCCAAGGACTTTAGCACGAAAAGCTGAGAAAGAGCGTCTTATCCGAGAAAATGCGACTATGGCTGAAAAGCTACGTCAATTTGAATCGGCAAAACCTCCAGTTACCGAGCCTAAAGTTAGGGACACCTCCGAAGAGCCAAACATTCAAGATTATGACGATGTTTTAGAATATAATCGCGACATTGCCAAATATGATGCAGTTCAAGCGTTTAAACAAGAAACATCTAGGTTGAATACAGAAAAGCGCATTGAATCTTTTAGAGAGAGAGCGGAATCTGTGCGAGCTGAAAAACCTGATTTTGATGAGAGGTTGCAATCGTTGAATACAAGCGGTTTGATTACACCAGAATTAGATGAGGCGATTATGTCGTCTAACATGAGTCCTGAAGTAGCTTATCACTTGTCACAATATAGCGATGACCTGATGACGCTTAGAGGATTGCCAAAAGATATGTTGCCTAAAGCGATGAAAGCTATTGAAGCATTTATTAAACAGGGCGGCGAAAAGCAAGAACAACCAAGAGTAACAAAGGCGCAGCCTCCAATTACTCCGCCGGGTATGTCAGTAAAAACCGATAGGTCTATAAACTCATACTCACAAGAGGAAATAGAGAATATGCCTTTAAGTGAATTTAACAAACGATTCAAATAGCTGCTAGGTGAGTTAATTCTCCTAGTGGTCTTAACAACTAACTAGGAGAATGACCATGTCTAATACAGTACCAATTCAAACAATTATTGCAAAGCGTATGCTTTCAAGATTGCAAAACAAACTACCGATGACCATGTATGCTAACAAAGACTTCCAAGCGGAACTCTCTGATAGCCAAAAACGTGCAGGTGGTATTATCAACATTACTAAGCCACCTCTATTTGATGTGCGTTCTGGTGAAGTTATGGAAGTTCAATCAACAGAAGTTCCAGCAATCAGTACAAGCTTGAATATGTTTGGTGTTGACGTTTCATCTAGCCAACTTGATTTGCAGATTTCATATGATGCTGTTCAAAATGGCATGATTGATGGCACACTAGATGGAGCTGCGTCTGCTTTGGCTGCTAAGATTGAAGCTGATGGCTTTGCACTTGCACTTAAAGTTGCTAACGTAGTTGGAACGCCTGGCACAGCAATTACTGACCCAAGCATTATCGCTACTGCTGGTGCAGCGATTACATCAAATGGTGCTAATCTTGCTGGCAATCGTATTGGTTTGCTAAACAGCTTCCAAAACGCTAGCTTTGCGACTGGTGTTAAAAACTACTTCAATCCAACAACTATTGTAAACAAAGCGTATGCTGATGGTCGTTTGGGTGAGGGTTATGGATTTGATTTGTATGATGAGCCAGTTGCTGGAACATTCACATCGGGTGTATACGGTGGTACACCACTAACTAACGGCGTGTTGACTGCCGGCTCAACTATCGTAACCGATGGCTGGACTGTGACAACTACTACACTAAATGTTGGTGATACTTTCACTATTGCTGGTGTGTTTAATCGTAACCCACAAACAAAACTATCAACAGGTGCGTTGAAAAACTTTGTAGTTGCAACAAAAACTGTAACTGATGGTTCTGGTAACTCAACAATCACAATTGGTGAAGATGGTATTATTCTAGCTGGCCCACGTCAAAACGTGATTGCTGCTGATGGTTCATCTACTTTTGCTGATAACTCAGCAATTACTGTGACATCAGGTGCATCAAACACAACATCAAAACAATCTCTAGTGTATGATAAAAACGCATTCACATTTGCAATGGTTCCTTTGGCGAAAGTACCTACAAACTTGGGTGTTTCATCAACTGTTGTTAATGACAAGATGAGTGGTTTATCAATCAGCATGAAAGAGTTTTATGATGGTCGTACTAACCAACGTATGGTTCGTTTCGATGTATTGTATGCTTGGCTAGAAACATACCCACAAATCGCTTGCCGTATTTTGGGCTAATATAACAATTAAACAAAGGAGAATATCATGGCTATTCAAACAGCAACTAATAAAGTATCGTTACAAGTTAATAACTCTAACGCACTACCTGACGCATATCGTGACACTTTCAGAGTTACCACGATTGCAGCGGCAGGAACTACTCAAGCAACTGGTACTGCGATTGGCAACACACAGCCTTTCGTGCTTATCAGCAACAACACAGCAGCTAACGGATTAGTATTGCCAGTAGCGGCTTATATTGGGCAGACAATCACTATCTATCCACAGTTGATTACTAACGCACCATTGGTATATCCACCAGTAGGCGGAACTATTAACTCAGCGGCAGTTAATGCTGGTGTTGCTACACCTGCACGTAAAGCATCTGAGTTTATCTGTGTAGACCGAGGCGGTTTGACATGGGTAACTAACGGACTATAGAGGTAAGAAATGGCTAAGAAATCTGAATCAAAGCCTATTGAAGAAGTGCAGGTGGAGGTGGAAACGCCTCTGCCTGATTTGGAGTTTGAGCGCAGAACTAAACTAGATGTTAGTGACCCTCAATACTTGAATCCTTCTTTAGAACATGGAAAGTAAATCATGGCTTATACTGCTCTCAATCTAATAACTGATGTGTTGCTAGATATGGGCGTTATTGCTGACGGAGCTACGCCAACCGCTGTTCAAAGTGCGGGTGCGCTCACGAAGCTGAACGACCTTATTGAATCATGGAATCTTGACCCACAAAAAGTTTATGGAGCAAACGAGTATGTTGAGCCATTCGTGGTTAATCAGCAAGTTTATACTATAGGTTTAGGCGGTGATTTTAATATTCCACGACCAACACAAATTACAAGCGCATTTATCCGCCAAAACACAGGCGCACCGCAAAACCAATTTGATTATCCATTAGAAGTTTTAAACAATATGGAATGGCAGGATTTGCTAGCTAAACGCATTACTAGCACTTTTCCTTATGCTATATGGTTTGATGAGAAATTCCCGCTTATCGAGGCGAATGTTTCACCAATTCCGACAGGCACGAATTACAGTTTGGTTATTTGGGCTAACGGCATGAATGGTGAGCTTGCGCTAAATACAGTTTTATCGCTTCCGCCCGGATACAAAAGAGCATTGAAATATGCTTTATTCTTAGATCTTGCGCCAAGTTACCAGATTGAAGTTCCTGCGTCTATTGCGTTGTTGGCTCAAACTTCTATGCATGGGCTTGATGTGTATAATACGCAGCTAAATGAGTTGGCAATTCAAAGAGGTTATTGGTTTGATATTCGTTCTAACCGAGTGAGGGATTAAATGCAGGCAGGGGTTGTAGGCGGTTCATCTCAAGAGTTATCATTGCCGTTTAACGCTGAGAGAAGCGTCAACCTATACGCAGTTTTAGACCAAGCGGGAAAGAAGCCAGCTTCATTATATTCACGCCCCGGCAATAACTTATTCACAACCATTGGAGCAGGCGCTGGTAGAGAAGGCTTTGCAGCGGCGAATGGCAGGGTATTTGCAGTTTCTGGTGCTGGCGTATATGAATTGTTCTCTGATGGCACTAGCAACCTGCGTGGCAGCTTACTTACAAGTGCGGGCGATATAACTATTGCAGAAAATGGCTTTCAGTTGGCTATTTGCGACCAAACCGATTTGTATATATTCACGTATGCTACAAATGTTCTGACAAGGGTTGTGAGTGCTAACTTGCCTAGTGCATTTAGCGTGGTGTTTATTGATGGTTATTTCATTGTTAATCGCTCATTAAATAGCGGTATATTCCAGATTTCCTCACCTTATGACGGGCTTACATGGGCGGCTTTGGACTTCGCAACTGCTGAATCATCTCCTGATAGTTTAAAGCGTGTAATAAGTGTTTACGGGCAACTATGGCTATTTGGTGACACATCAACAGAAGTTTTCAGTAATACAGGTGCTGCAAGTTTTCCATTTCAACGTTTGAATAGTTCAGCAAGCCTAGCAGTTGGCACAATCGCGCCTTTCTCAGTTTTAGAGCTTGATAATACTGCTTATTGGGTGGGTAAGGATATTAACGGGGCTGGTATAGTTTATAAAGCTGACGGCTTTTCACCACAAAGGATTTCAACCGAGGCTATTGAGTTGCGTATTCAAAGCGCACCCAATATCACAAGTATTAAAGCAATGGCATATCAAGAGGCTGGGCATACGTTTTATATCTTAACTGGCGGTGGCATGGAAACCGCGCTTGTTTATGACGTATCAACGCAATTATGGCTTGAATGGGCATATTTGAATAGTTTGGGGCAATATGAGCTTCCGCTAACGAATCACCTATTTTATGCGTTCAATAAAACTTTGGGATTAGATAAAAATTCAGGTAAGGTTTATCATCAGAGCCAGCAATATTATTCAGACAATGGCGATGAAATAGCAAGAGATAGGATTTTCACGCATATATTTGATAATGGCAATCCGTTCTTAATTAGAAATCTTACAGTAAGCTTTGAAACTGGTGTGGGTAATTCAAGTGTAACTGACCCAAAAGTGATGCTTTACCTTTCAAATGACGGCGGGCGTTCGTTTTACACATATTATGAAACTGCTTTGGGTAAAATATGTGAGTTTTTATCTCGTGTGGTATTTTGG